TTACCTGTCCATTTGCTAAAGACTTTCCTAAAGCTGCTAACCCTTTTCCTAGGTTTGTTAAGAAGTCTTTTACTCCTGTGCCTGCTTTAACACTTTTAAGTTTATCCTGTGCTCCTGTTACCTTATCTGCTACTCCCTCTACTTTATCCCCTACCTTATCTTGTAGTTTTTCTGTTATACTTCCTGCTTTATCCCCTACTTTATCTTGTACCTTTCCACCAAGTCCTTCACCAAAGGCTCCTTTTACTTTTTCAATTGCAGACGTTAGTCCTCCTTTTTTAAGTAAGTCTGCTATACCTGTAAAAGCTTCTTTACCTGATTTATACATTTTACCAAAACCAGTTCCTACCCCAGCTAGGCTTCCTCCTAGTTTTGTTACTGCAAATCCGGCCATTAGTATGTAAGGTGCAAAAGGCATACTTAGTATATCTCCTACAATATCTAATATAGGTGCTAATGCTCCTGATATTTTCTCTAATGCTTTGGCAAAGTTCTCTTGCATTGCAACTCTTTTCATATCCTCTGCATTGACTCCTGCTGCGGCAGCTGCCTGCTCTTCGGTCATATGTGCTTCGAGCCCTTTATTATAAGCCATCTTAGCTAACTGATCTTTAGTCATTCCTAAAGCTTTAGCATAAGATTCTTGCTGTATTCTATTCATCTTACCGAATTCGGCAATGTCAGATGAGTTTTTAAATAATTCTTTTGATACTCCTTCTAAGTCATTGTTTAAAGCAAGTTCTCTAGCTTTTTCTAAATTAAGATCCTTACCTATTAATAACTCTGCTTCTAGTTCATTGGAAATAGAAGATTGAAAATCTGTTAATGACGATGCAATATTGTCTACCTCTTGTAAAGATAAGCCAAGTCTTGTAGCTGCTGCTGCTGCTTTTGTTAAAGATTCTGGATTATTTCCTAATGATAATTTTATAGAGTCAGAGGTATTTGCTACTTCCCTTAATACTGCTCCTTGGCTTACTGCTGCTCTATTTGCTCCATTAAATGCTGAGGTAGTTGCTACTACACTCTCTACTATATCATCTACGTTTTTACCTGTAGTCTGTGACATTATAGCTAATCCTCCAGCTTCATCTGCTGTAAGACCCATTGTGGTTTTTAAAGCCGCTGCTTGCCCTATTACTTTACTTGAGAAGATATTTTGAGCATTCATACCAGTTCGCTTGGTAAGCTCTGCCATTATCTCTAATGAATCCTTAAGTGAAGCAGCATTAAGTCCTATATTTTCAAACTTTACTGCGTTTTGTCCTGTTAGATGTGAGAGTTCTACAGACGCTTTATTGATATCTAGGTATGTGGAGAATATTGAAGTAAGTATTACGGCTGGATCTGTAAGTGCTTGTCCTAGGTGTTTGCTTGTTTCCGATGCAATCATTCCAAAGGTTTTCCACCTACTTGCTACTTTTCCTGTTGCCTCTGCATCTGCTTTTAACTTTCTTTCTACATCTTCAAATGCTTTAGCTGCTGCATCTCCAAGTCCTGGTATAGTTCCTAGGGTTTTAACCAATGCTCCAGCAATACCCATAGAGGCTTGTAGCCTTAGTAACATTTCTTTATCCTTCTTCCTTTCTTCTGTCTGTTTCTGAAGTTCTTTGGTGTTTAGTACAGAGATTGCATATTGCTTTTGTAAGTTTGTTAAACTTCCAAATTGTTTTGAATTTTGTTCCTCTATTATTGCTAAATACTCTTTTGATGCTTGTAGTTGTTGTTCAGCCACTAAGTCTCCTTTTTGCAACTTTTTATTCTCCTCTTCAATAGCATCCTCAAGCTGCTTTTGATATGAAAGTCTTTCTACGTAATTTTGTGAACGTTTTATTCCTTGTTCACTTATTGATTTTTCTAAACCTAACTGTAGTGTGCTTGCTTTAGATATAAGATCATTATTTTTACGTATCTGAATTTTAGTTGACTGTAAATCCTGTAATCCTGATTTTTGGTTGAGGATAGATTTATTAATCTCTTTATTGGTGTTTAATATATCTTGCTCAAACGTATTTTGTCTAGTCCTAATACCTAAAACCTCTTTTAACGATTCTACTAGAGAACTGGACATGTCATATCCGTCAGATTGAAGTTTGTTTTTCTTCTTCTGTATATCGAGGTCTTCTTGTAGTAGCTTGTTTAATTGCTTTTGGTACTCTAGCTCTTTATCAGTTGCCATTTAACTTAGGTATTTCTATATAAATAGCTAAAGCTTCTATTATCTAGAAGCTTTTGTGCTGTAGTCTGGTGCTTTGATGTGTCCGTTTTGTAGTATACTTCCTTGCCCTGATTGTTTTTGTGCTTGCTTATTTTCATTCTCAAAGTACTCAATCATACTTCTGTGTATAAATTTTCTTAACCATATTGGAAATTCGTAAACTGTTTCGAAAGAATACCCTCCTTTTCCGTGAAAAACTATATCATGAAGTTGATTAAAGAGACTTGCTCTATACTCCGGCGTCAGGCCAAAGAAATGTAACCCCAATAGGAATATCAACCCCTCCGTCTGGTCCATCTTCCGGGAAGAATCTTAAATCAACGTCTGGCTGTATTTTGTTTACATACTCCCTTAAAGCTCTTGAATCTCTTGCAAGTAGGTAGTTGTCTACAAAATCTCTAATTGTTTTAGGTTCTGGACTTCCTTCTACTGAGGTAATCATTCTTTTTAATCTTGTTGTAAGTTCTGCTGAAGAGTCTTTGTAGATTTTTTTTAATCCTTTTATTTCTTGCTCTATTGCTTTTTCATCTCCGTGAGTTAAGATTTTAAAAGTAATATTTGTATTTGTAGAAGGTGTAGTAAATGTAAATTCATTTTTTCCTTTTTCTAATAAAGAATAGTCAATATCTTTATTTTTTATTTCAGAAAGATCAACTACTTCTTTTTGTCCTTTATATTCAAATTCATAATCTTTTCCGTACCCTAAAATACGAGAAGCAATTAGTATTGCATTCTTATCTCCTACTAAAAGATCTCCGTAATTAATTGAAGTTACAATAAGAGATTGTAATAGTTTATCAATAACTACTCCTTGTTGAATATAATTTTGATTGGTTAGAATATCTTCCTCACGAGCTGTCATGTATTTCATCTCGATTTTACCTTCTGCTAGTGCAGAATCTTTAGGATAGAGTAACCCTCTTGATGGTAATTCCACCATTTCGGTAGGGAATTTTTGCTTTTGTTCCATAAATTTTATTTGTTAGTAACTTTTTCTATATATAAATATATGAAAAAAACTTTTTTAAAACAACAAAGCCCGGCTACTGCCAGGCTTGTTAATTTTTATGAGAATGTTATTAGTAATTTAATACACAATAATCCATTGCAATTGAAATTCCTATCTCTACTACTCCGTCAGCAGAAGTCCAGTCAAATTGTCCAAAATCTCCTTTTGTTAAGAAAGCTCCTTTGATAATCCACTCCCCTACGATATCTCCTACAGGACCTAGAATGTTTAAAGTTAAATCTTTCTTATAGAAATCTGAATATCCAGCTCTACCTGTTACTGATTCGTATCCTAGACGAGCCCATTCCATTACTGCTTGAGCACCTGAAGGTGTGATTGGTGAGTATAAAGTCATATCCATATTCTCCCAGTTTCTTTTTCCTCTTATTTTTCTGTAAGAGTTAATGTGATCAAGTTTGATCTCTGAATCTGTGAAGTTAGGAGCTTTCACGTTTTTAATCATGAAGGCTGGGATATTATCTATATACATTACGAACCTGTGTTGAACCATTGGTTCGAAGGCTCTGAACATTATTTCATTCGGATCTAATACTGCCATTTTATTTTTACTTATTTAATTATAAATATCTGTTTTTCTAAATATTATCCGAACGTTGCTCCTGTTGGTTCGATTGTGAAATCTAATACAACAAATTCAATTGTTTTAGCTGGTTGGATAAATATCTGTCCTATTAATTGATTTCTATCAACTACATCTGCTGTGTTGTTAGTATCGTCCATTACAACTCTGTATGCATAAAGACCTTGTCTTTGTACTACTGATTCTAGGTATGGATTAACCGTCGCTAAGAACTTATTTCTAGTTGCTATAGTATTTTGTTCAAATACTAAGTTTCTTGCTTGGTCACCAATGAACTTCTTAAGTTCTATAAGTAAACGTCTTACGTTAACTCTATCTAATGCTGATGCTTTAGTTTGTAATGTTTTTTGTCCGAATACTGATATACCTGATCCTGGGAATGTAGCAATTGGATTAACTTTAGCTGAGTAAAGAGTATCTCTATCACCTTTAGTTAATTTTCTTTCTGCTTGAATTACTCCTCCGATTCCTCCTCTTACTAATCCTGCTGGTGCAAACCATGGTGC